ACCTCGCAATTCAATATGAATAAAGAGATGTCTAGGGATATGTTTACCGATGTCAAAATGATGTTTGAAAACGGAATGAACGCAGAACTATCTATAGGTTACCAAGTTATGCAAAGAGACCAACGCAACAAGTCAATGATTACAGAATATAAATTATTTGAATATTCATTTTTAACTTCTCATGCTGCTAATGAATTAGCCACTGTGCAGGGAATGAAAGGATTAAATAGTTTTTATGGAATCATGGAGATAGCACAAAAGGCATACAATTTAGACTATTCAGACACTCGTTTAAGAGAGTTGGAAACAATATTAAAAGCACTATCTAAAGAGCCGATAGAAACTATCACTTTAAATGAACAGCCGCTTATTTTAGACACGTTAAAATCATTTAAATTTTAAAACAAAACAATGGAAGCATTAGAAATTAAAAACGCTTTAGAAGCGATTAAGTTGCAAGTAGAAACTAAATCTACTGAAAACGCAACAGAGGTTAAGGGTATGATTGAAACCCTAGAGGGTAAGATGGTAAAAGGTGCAGACCTTGAAGACGTGAAAGCAGAGTTGAGAGTAGAATTAAAAGCTATTCAAGATTATGCAGATTTATTAGATGTTAAATTAAACGAAAAAAAAGGAACAGAAGTGAAAGAAGCTAAAAGTTACGGTGAGGTAGTTGTAAAATCAATTAAAGAAAATGCTGCTGCAATTGGAGAAGTAGGGAACAAGTCTACTAAATTGCAAATTGACATTAAGGCTGTTGGTAACATGACATTGGGCGCAAACCTAACAGGCGACCAAAATAGAGATTATTCTGATAACATTCAAATTGTTCCTTCTCAATTACTAAACTTTAGTGATTTAGTTTCTACAGTTGCTATCTCTGGTGGTACTTATACCTTCCCAAAAGAGACAACAAGCGAAGGGTCTATCTCTACTGTTGCGGAAGGTTCTGATAAGTCACAAATTGACTATGACATCACAATGGTAGATGTATCTACTGATTATTTGGCAGGTCGTGCTGTTTACTCTAAGAAAATGCGTAACAACTTACCGTTCCTTGAGTCATTCATCCCACGTGCGCTAAGACGTGATTATTTTAAAGCTGAAAACGCTAAATTTAGTGGAGAACTAGCTGCTGTAGCTACTGCATCTGTTTTAACAAGCGGTAATAGAATTGAGAGATTAATTCAAAACGTTGCAGTTTTAGAAGGAATTGACTATGCAGTTAATGGAATTGTCATTACCCCTGCTGATTATTGGGCTATTATGTTGATTGAGAAGTCTACAGGATCAGGATATGGCTTACCTGGTATTGTAACTATGGAAGGTGGTACACTTAGAGTTAATGGTATTCCTCTATTTAAAGCTACATGGTTAGCTGCAAACAAGTACTTTGTAGGAGATTGGAGCTATGTTCAAAAGGTTGTAACTGAAGGACTAACTCTAGAGTTTTCAACAGAAGATAAAGATAACTTTTCAAAGAACAACATCACAGCTAGAATTGAGTCTCAAATTGCACTAGCAGTTGAAAGACCTAATGCTGTAATCTTTGGAGATTTCACAACTGTAGCATAGTATTATAGGTTTTATTTTAAACCCACTAATTAATTTTAGTGGGTTTTTTTATAAATTTTAAGACATTTATATCGATTAGCAATAAGTTATAAAACATTAAAAAGATTTTATAACATTTTATATAAGTAATGGCTGTTATTGGATTTCACACCAACATTAAGTAAGACTCCCGAAGTTCTGTCCCCTACTTGAAAATTCAGCCAAACAGCCACATACTCATATACTTTGCCTTTATGCACAACATTTCGTTATCTTTTCCATAATTCAGGCAGTGCATAACAGCCGTTTAGAGCAATTGCCATTTGGGTTTCAGCAGAAAACAAGTCGTTCATATTTATTTTAGTTTTATAATTAATTTTTCGTTTCCGCAACTGCACTAAGTGGCGAAGACGTTACATTAAACAAATATATAAATACTTATTTAAATAAACAATACTTTATTTAATTTATTTACAAAAATAATTATAAAATATTTATTTGTATATTTGATAAAAATATTATATTATGAAAATAAAATTTTTATTAGAGTCAATGGGTCATGACATTTTGTATAAAGTTGGGGATATAGCTGACTTAGGAGATAAAAGAAATGAAAGTGCAGTAGAGCGTGGGAGAGCTGAATGGGTTGTAGAAGATTTTAAAGAAGTTAAAATACTTAAAAAAGTTAAAAAAGTTAAATAATGAGTTATTTATCAATTATTACACTAGCAGAGGCAAAGAGGTATCTAAGGATAGATGAAGATCAAAACGAAACAGACGACGAAATTATATCAATGATTGAGGGGTGTTTGTCATTTATTGAGAAACGTACTAATCATATACTATATCCACGAGATAGAACTTACTATGCTGATAGTATAGCAAATGTTTACGACTTTCCAATTAATACTGTACCTTCAACTTCTGTACAATTAATTTACAGTACCTACTCCGCTATAACTACATTAGATAGAGTTGTTGTGTTAAATATCGGATACACTAACGTAGCTAATATTCCAGAGGAATTGAGACAAGCCGCTTTCCAAATGCTAAAAGTGTTTTACTTTGAAGCGGAAAAGCAAGTTAATACAACTTTAATACCTGAATCAGTATTAATGATCTTAGATATAAATAAGAGATATATATGTTAGCTAGAACTTACGATAAAAGAGTTGAGATATGGAATCTTACAGAAGTTAGCGATGACTTTGGAGGATTTATTGTTTCTGAATCTTTGTTAATTAAAAGATGGGCTAATATTGAAACTAAAAACGCTATAAGAACTACTGACAATGGAAAAATAGAAAACTTTTACACAACTATTTTTAAGTTTCGTGGAATTAACTCTTTTATGCTTAGTGAAAAATTAAATTACATAAAGTATAAAGGAAATAAATTTGTCATTGACCGAATAGAAAACATAAATTTAGTTGATATCGATATAATTGTATATTGTACAGCACAAAATTAATTTTATGGCTTTTAAACCGCAAATAAGAGGATTAGATAAAACAATAGCTGAATTAAAAAAGTTTGGTGATAAAGCTAAAGATACTTTGTCTTTAGTTATGGAATCTACAGCATACGAGATGGTAGATAAAGCGGTTTCCTTAGTTGTTGTTGATACAGGTAAATTAAAGCAATCAATAAGGGTCGTGACCGTTAATGATATGAACTATGTAGTAGAAGCAGGCGGAGGGGTTGCACCTTACGCACCCTATATTGAATTTGGAACTGGTGGCTTAGTTGAAGTTCCAAAAGAGTTTGACGAGCAGGCACGTAGGGCATTAGGTAAAGGAATTAAAGAGGTTAATTTACCCCCACGACCTTATATGTACCCTACATTGATTTACGGAAGAAAACAAATTGAAATAAACCTAAAAACAGAGATTGAACAATTAACAAAAAAAATATAAAAACACCGATAGCTAATGTTATCGGGTTTTTTTGTACAATACTAAATATATTCTACTAATGATTTTAAATAAGAAATTAAAACTTTTGCTTGTGCTTTATTAATATTAAAATAACATTCTTCACCATCATCAGGGTCTAATTCATTTTTAGACAAAGGTATGTGTTTGCCTTCAATTGTTATACTAAAAGATATATAATCATTATTACCGTCAAAGTTAGGTTGTATTATTAAACTATTTTCATCTTTAAAAAAGTTTCCTAAAGTCAATTTTGTATCCATTTCCATTTTAATTAATTTTAATTGTTATTATTGTTTTTTATATTAAGCAAAAATATAAATACTTTTTAAATAAACAATACTTTTATTATAAAATAAATTAAAATATTTTTGCATACAATAATTTATTATATTTACAAAGTCTTTTTCATAATTATTTTTTAGTTGGTTTAAAACACGTTGCGTTTGTAACGTGTTTTTTTGTATATTTGTGTTATGGATAAAATCAACCCTAGTAAGTTTATTAGAAAATCAATTTTTACAGCTATCAATGGAATGGTTGTAAATGGTTTAACGATTCCATGTTATGACACAAGGGTAAGACCTAGCGAAAACCCACATTTTTATATTTTAATGACGACTCAAAGTAAGCGTGTTTTAAAACAAAATAAGTGTGAGTATTTTTGGGAAGCAGACATTTTACTAGATATAGTGACAATATATAACGGTTCAGGAAATACAGGTAGCCGCTTGTTAGTTGATGACATAGAAAATCAAATAAGGTCATTAACACAAGATTTAGTTATTGAAGGGTTTACAACAATAATTCAATCCGAAGATTTTCCTAACAACTTAGATAACATAAACGATAATCAAATAGTTTACAGAAATTTTATTAGATACACATTAACACTTAATTAAGCAATCAATGAGCAATTTTATCAAAGGAGAAGTATCAATTCTCTCAATTCACGATGGAACGTCCTACAAGCCTGTGGCGTGCCTAACTTCTAACGCAATAGCTACTGATTTATCAGTTATTGAAAGTACAACAAAATGTAACCCTGGAATTATGGTAAGACAGCCAGGTATGTTTAGTTATTCCGTAACCGCAGAAGGTCAATATATTGACACTACTACTGTAGGTGGAGATGATGCTAAAAGATCGCATGATGCTTTGCTAGCTAAGCAATTAACAAAGACTTTGGTTAATTTTAAATTAGACACTAATGTATCTAACACTGAATCAATTAAATATTTCGGTTCTGCGGTTATTTCTAGCCTTTCAGCTGATTTTGGAAGCGGTGATGATTTAGCTACGTTTTCTTTGACATTAGATGGAAACGGATTGGTTTTACTAACAGATCCATTGGTATAATATGAAAACTAAAATAAATATTGAAGGACAAGATAGAGAGTTTGGGTTTGGTTTAGGGTTTTTAGGCGATATGTTGGAAGGTTTAGATTTAGGGTTTATTGAATTGTCAAATAAATTAGATAGCAATCCTTTTAAGTACATTCCACTAGCAATGTTGTACTCTTACAATAGCGTTAATGAGCCTAAAATAGATAACGATACTTTATTACAATGGTTAGAAAATGATGGTGGTATGCACTCAAATGCTTTAAAAGAATTTAGAGAAGGTTATGTAAAATCGATGACTAAAAATGTACCTGTTTCTAATTCTAAAAAAAAAATAGTGAAGATTTAGCAATAAATTGGAATGAAGATGTTATATCTTTTGCAATAGGCGAACTCCAAGTTCAGAACTTACAGTCAGTATATGATATGACGTGGGCTGAGTTTCAGATTCGCCTTTTTGCATATAACCGAATTCAAAAAATGGAATGGCTTAAATTAAGGGAATTAGCATGGGCTTCATTAATTGGCTCGCATTATGACCCTAAAAAGTTGCCAAAAAGCAAAGATTCATTTATGCCTTTAGATTTTGATAAGTCAAAAAGTATAGGAGTGTCAGAAGAACAAAAGGCTGCATTTATAGCGGCAACAAAGCAATATTTAACAAACTCAAGCAATGCCAAAAATAGAAATTGAAATAGGTGGTGATAATACCGATTTACAAAGAAAGATTGCAGAAGCTGAGATACTTTTAAAAAGGCTTAGGAAGGATGTAGCTGTAGAGTTAAAAGCTGGTAATATTGATTTAGCTGAAAAAATGACCGTAGAGGTTAATCAAGCTAAAAAATCATTACAAGAATTGCAAGGTTCTTATAAAAGTACTACCGTATCAACAAATACATTAACTAAGGCTACGGGTAACGGTAGTAACACGTTAATTCAGTTTTCTCGTATAGCTCAGGATGCACCATTTGGAATAATGGGTATTGGTAATAATATTACCGCAACTGCTGAAAGTTTCGGATATCTTTCTAAATCTTCTGGTGGTGCGGGTAACGCATTAAAAGCCGTTGCAAGTTCATTGCTTGGCACAGGTGGTATATTATTAGCTGTTTCTTTGGTAACTTCTGCCCTTACTTATATGAGTCAGAATGGTATAACTGTAGGAGATATTTTTGATAAATTATCTGGGAAATTTGATGCGGTAGGTAACTCAATGAAAAAAGCATTTGATGAAGGCGCTAAGAGTGCCTTTGAAGAAAGAGCTGGATTGTTAGGTTTAATTTCAGTTGCTCAAAGCGATGTCGTATCACGTGAAGCAAGAACAAAAGCGGTAAAAGATTTACAAGATAAATACCCTGCTTATTTAGGCAATTTAACTAAAGAAGAGTTAATGTACGGTAATTTAACTAAAGCGGTTAATGAAATTACAAAAGCATTAATTAGCAAAGCAGTTGCTGAAAAATTAGCAAAAGATGCCGTACAGCCAACTATTGATTTATATAAGGCTAATGCTGCATTAATTGCTCAACGAGGCGAGCAGTTAAAAATGGAAAAAGCACTTGCTGCTGAAAATAAAAAAAACAAAGATGCTGGTTTTGGGGGTGCTAGTAACGCAAGTGTTAATTTAAAAAATTCTATAGCAAATAATAATTTAGCAATAAATGAAACTAAATTAAATATAGGCGAATTAGATAAAATAGTAAAGAGTTACGAAAAAAATATAAGTGCAGTAAGTATAGCTAGTTCAAAATTATTAATAGAGCCTGATAAAATAATTAAAGTTAAAAAAGCGCCTAAGTTTAAAAACCCAAAAGGTAAGCAAGAATTTGGTGGGGGTTTTATTGGTGGAGGAATAGTTAACCCAAATTTAGGTTTACAAACACCAGACTTAGGAGTTGATGCTGCAGCAATTGAAGCTAACATGAAGTTACAAAAAGGATTGGCTATGCAACGAGAAACCCTAGAAAGGTTTAATGAAAGTGTAACTGATTTAATACAAGGCTCTTTAGTTGATACTTTTTCTTCTTTAGGCGAAGCATTAGGTAACGCTTTAGCAACAGGAGGTAATGTTTTAAACGCATTGGGTGGGGCTTTATTAGGTGCTTTAGGTGGCTTTTTAGGTTCTTTAGGGAAGCAAATGGTTGCGTTTGGTGTAACTGCTTTATTTTTTGATAAAACTAAAAAATCATTATTTACAGGTGTGGGTACTCCTGCTGCTGCCGTAGGATTAATTGCTGCTGGTGTTGCTATAAGTGCTATTGGTTCAGCTATTTCAGCAACTGCAAATAAAGGACTTAGTGCAGGTGGTAGTGGAGGAGGTGGGGGTACTCGTGCGGTATCTACAGATACAGGAAACAATTCATTTAGAGGTTCAACAAGTGGCGGTTCTAGTGTGTCAACAAGCGGCGGTTTTCAATCAGTTGTATTTGAAATTAGCGGTAATAGTTTAATAGGAGTATTAGAAAACTCTTTGCAAAAAAACAGAAGGTTAGGTGGTAATTTAGCAATAACATCATAAAGTAAATGGCAAATAGAATTTATAACATAGAGTATAAAGACACAAATAATGTTGAATATATAATTAATATATTTAAGGAAGGCTACACAGGCGAATCTACTTTAATAGGTGGATATGCTGTACTAGAATATGGTGGTGTACGCAATAATTTAGAAACCATTAGAGGTAATGGCTTGTCATTAATTTTAGAAGCTAATCTTGATTTAACTTTAAATGATTTATATAGCGAAAATGAAAATACATTTAAAATAGAATTAAAACGCAATAATGAATTGTTTTTTATTGGTTTTATAAAGCCAGATGGTATATTTCAAGATTTCGTTAATGATAAATGGGAAATAACACTAGAGTGTGTAGATGGTTTAGGATTATTAGAAAACCTAGCTTTTGTTAAAGAAAACGGTGCGCCATACAGTGGTAAACTGTCGGCTTTAAGCATTATTGAAAAGTGCCTACGAAGGTCTAATTTAAGTTTAGCAATTAATACTGCTGTAAATATTTATTATCAAGGTCAAATTCCTAGTGATGAATTAGACCCATTGACTGAAATTTATTTGAGCGTTAATAGATTTGTAAAAGACGACAATGATACTATAATGGATTGCGCTGAAGTATTAACATCTGTGCTAAGTTTATTCAACGCTGCAATAGTACAGCTTAATGGTCAATGGTATATTTATAGACCTAATGAGATATACAATAATTCTATAGTTAAATTTAGGAGATATATTTTAACTGCTGAGGGGTTTTTATACCAAAACATAAACGAAAGAAATTTTGCATTTAATTTAGGAAGTCATATAAATAATAAATATCCACATCATTCAAATAGCAATCAAAGAATAGGAATTAAGGGGAGTGTATCGGCTTATAGAATAAATTATAAATATGGTTTTGAAAGTGGTTTGTTTGCTAATCCATCTTTTATTCACGAAGGATTAAATTATAATAGTTGGGTAGTACTTGATAGCAATTTAATAGTTGATGAGCCAAATATATTTACAGGAGTAAAAATAATTAATTTAGACAATGAGTCTTTGTCTTCTGTTATATCTAGCGAATCTTTAAATTTAGATGCAGATCAAATTTTTGATTTAAATGTTACTTATGTTGCTGAGCCTAACACACAAATAGCAATAACATTAAAATTAGCAAAGGAAGGTTCTCCTTCGCTATATTATCAAGGAGCTACAAATACATGGATAAATAACAGTCAGGCTATAATTAATATTTTTGCGGATTCTGGAGGTGGAGTATCAATAACTTCATTAGCTGCTTTGCCAAATAGCGGAAAATTAACTGTAACTATAAACCAACCATTTCAAAATGATGAAGTTACTGGAAATACTTTATTTAATAGATTAAACATTATAAATAAAAATAAAAGTTTTGACGTTAAAAAAGGCGAATTTCATACAGCATTAAGAAAAAGCAGACCTAGCTCAATAGCAAAAGATACTGTGCAAATATTTAACGGTGATAGTCCTTCTATAATATTTGAAGGTGCAATATTTAAAACCGACAACGTTACACCAACAACAACGTGGTTTAGAAGAGATGTAAATGAAAATTTTAAGATATTGCAAATAGCAGTAGAAGATGTTTTAAGAGCATCTCAGCTACCTTCTAAGGTTTTTAGTGGAAATGTTTATGGTTATATTCCTTATTTATCATTAATTGACATTGATGGTGTTGATGGTAAATTTATGCCTATTGAATATAGTTTTGACACTAAAAATAATTTAACAATTTTAAAGAGTTTAGAATTGTTTGGGAGTGAAATAGTTGATGACATTGATTATAAATTAACATTCGATTTTGGGAATACAGTTAAGCCAACTATTCTGTAATTTAAATAAATTAAAATTGATTATCTTTACGGCATGAGTATATTTATTAAGGGAGAAGATAGAATTTTATCAATAGGTTTTGAGGGTGTTTTTTATCCTATAGGCTGCCTAAGTGACAATTCATTTAGCGAAAATTCTGAAATGCTAGATACTACAACTAGAGAATCAAATGGATGGGCGACAGCGCAAGCGGTTAAACAAAATTATAACATATCTTTTAATGGATTGCAAATAAATACAACAGTAAGCGGTGGGGATACTTCAAAGTTTTCTTACGATACATTAAAACAAATTAAAAGAAATAGAGAAAAAATACAGTGGAAAATACAAGGTACACAAGTTCCAAGTATAGATTATGGATTTTGCACAATTAATGAAATTTCAGAAAGCACACCTGTTAATGAATTTATAACCTTTACAGGTAATTTACTTGGTTTTGGTCAGCCTTTTTTTGCGGCTAACGCAAATGACCCTGTATTTGTTGAATTTGAAAATAACGACTTACAAATATTACAAAATAACGACAATTATACATATCGATAATGGCAAATAAAAAACTATCAGAATTAACGGAAAAAGTAAATCTACCATTAGATTCTTTAATCCATATTTTAGACCCAAATGACTTGTCTGATAGTCCGCAAGGCTCAGACTTTAAGTTTGAAGTTAATAAAATAGTAGAAACTAATACGTCTTTACGAGCAAAAAGACCGTTAAAAACAATTGAAGGCAATACATTAGAAGGCAATGGTAACGTTCAGCTAATAAATAAAGAGGACGTGTCAAAAAAACAAAATAACTTAGATTTTGACGGAACTGGAAATAAATACCCAACTGTCGATGGTGTTAATGAGGGTATAAGTAAAATAAAACAAGATAAAAATTTTGTTTACAATCAAACAAATCCTTCAGCGGTATGGAATGTTACTCATAATCTTGAAAAAAGACCAACAGCCACAGTTGTAGATACTGCTGGCAGTCACGTTGTAGGACAAATAGACTATATAAATGACAATGAAGTTATAATCACTTTTGGAGCATCGTTTAGCGGTTACGCATATTTTAACTAAATAATAAAAAAACACACAAATGGCAGGAATAAAATATTTAGTGGATTTAGATTTAACAAAAAATCAACTATTAAACGTAGTTGTTCAAAACTTAGCAGTAGCACCAAGTAACCCGAAAGACGGACAGATTTATTGGGATACAGCAGATAAAACTCTTTATGCATGGAAGGAGTTCTTTCCAGTTCCAGCAACAGCACCTTTTGGTATCTGGCTAGATTTAGGAACGACAGGAGTTACTGATTTAGCTTATACATCTTCAGATACAAATGGAATAGTTACTTCTAGCGCAGGTACTGATGCAACTATACCTTTAGCAACGCTTGTAGCGGGAACAAATAAAGCGGGACTTTTATCCCCAGCTGAAAAAACAAAAATAGCCTTAGCAGTATTGACAAATCAGACTGATTTAACGGCTTCTTTTCTAAGCACAAGTGAAAGTTTTGTGGAAAATTCAGATACTAAATTAGCATCGCAAAAAGCTACTAAATCATATATTGATAATTTAGTGTTGACAAATGGGTCTTTAGTTTTTAAAGATGCATATAATGCAGATACAAATAGTCCTAATTTAGACAGCACTCCAATTGCTGGAATTAAGAAAGGATGGACGTATGTAGTTAGCGTTGCGGGTACTTTTTATGATGAGCCAGTAGATGCTGGAGATATGGTTATAGCTAAACAAAATGACCCTACAACACTATCACATTGGGCATTAATAAACAAAAATATACCTGAGGTATTAACTACAGTTTTAGTTGGATTTATAGTAGGCGCAAATTCTACAATAACTTCAGCAGACAGTATTTTAGTTGCTTTTGGAAAAGTTCAAGCGCAACTCAACAATAAAATAGCAGGCTCAGGAACGACAAATAAACTAGCTAAATTCACAGGTAGTGGAGCCGTCGGGAATAGTTCTATTTTTGATGATGGAAATGTAGGAATAAACCAAACTTCTCCAATAGAAAAACTAGACGTAGTAGGTAATGGTAAGTTTAGCGGTACGGTTACAGCAGGCTCGGACATAAGCGCAAACGGTTTGACAGTAGGGCGTGGTGGCGGTAATATATCTAGCAACACAGCAAATGGAGTAAATACTTTGCTAAGTAACACAACAGGAGTTAACAACACAGCAAATGGATCAAGTGCTTTGTTTAATAACACAACAGGAAATAACAACACAGCAAATGGAGTAAATACTTTGCTAAGTAACACAACAGGAGTTAACAACACAGCAAATGGAGCAAATGCTTTGTTTAATAACACAACAGGAAATAACAACACAGTAAATGGAACAAGTGCAGGTCGTTTTATAGGCGACGGTTCAAACGCAACAATATTAAACAATTCAGTGTTTTTAGGTGTTGAAAGTAAACCGTTAAGTAATAGCCAAACTAATCAAATAGTAATTGGACACACCGCAATAGGCGCAGGTTCAAACACCGTAACATTAGGTAACACTGCAATTACCCAAACAATCCTACGAGGTACGGTTACAGCAAGCAACGGAACATTAGCTACTCATTTAGTAACTAAAGAACAGTTAGATGCTAAAACAGGCAAACTTGTATCTATTTCAGCAAGTGCTTCTCTCGTATCTACTTTTGCAATAGCTCATACTTTTGGTACGGATGTAATAGCAAATGCAAGATTTGTTAGTGACAATACAGTGTTTTTATGCGAAGTAATTATGACAAATAATTTAGTAACATTTAATGTCAATACACCAATTGCTGCTAATTCAGTTAAATTTATAATCATAGGATAAAATGGCAAAACAAAAAATAAAAGCAGATTTAGAAGTAGATGGTACAGTTTCAGCAGCCAATGGAACAACATCTACTCATTTAGTAACTAAAGGACAGTTAGATACAAAACAAGATAGCTTATCGTCAGGAAATAATATTAAAACCATAAATGGAAGTAGTGTTTTAGGAAGCGGTAATTTAGTCGTAAATACAGCATTACCTTATAAAGTTTACACAGCTATATTAAGTCAAACTGGAAATAATAATCCCGATGTTTTAGTATTTCAAAATACTTTTAATTCTTCTTTTTCATGGGTAAGGACTTCAATGGGAGTATATACTGGTACTTTAACTAATGTTTTTGAAGTTCCTAATAAAAACTACGCTTCGTTAACACAAAATTATAACACAAAACAAGGTATAGAAATTGGGTCTGTCAGTACAGCTATAATTAGAACTTCAGAGGCAAGTAGTAGTCCTGTTCCTGGAGATAGCAGTCTAAATAACACACCTGTGGAAATAAGAGTATATAACTAAAATGATAAAATTTATCTTAAACATATTAAAATCAGATACACCTGAAAGTAGTAAAAGACTTGTAGGTGTTTTAGGTTCTATAAGTTTAATAATATCAATGTTAATATGGCACACAGATACATTGGTAAATGCTGTTTTAGTTTTAAGTTTAGGAGCACTAGGAATTACTGCAGTCGAGAAAATATTTAAAAAATGAATAATATTAAAGAGGTTTTAAATTGGTTAGACGTTTTTTTTAGCGTTGTTTGGGGAGTTACTGTAATTGATTTAATACCTTCAATTTCTATGGGATATGTTTTTAATAGCGTAGATAACGTGATTAAAATAGCATTTAGCGTAGTAGGTTTAATTTATGCATTTTGTAGACTTATATTTTATGTAATAAAATCGCAACAAGAAATAATTAAAATGAAACGAGAAAATGGAACTAAATAGAAAAGGATTAGCGTTAATTAGTGAATTTGAAGGACTAAGATTAAAACCTTATTTATGCTCAGCAAAAGTGCCTACTATCGGTTATGGAAATACGTATTATGAAGATGGCACTAAGGTATCTATGAGTAATCCTGCTATAAGCGAAGAAAAAGCAAATTTACTATTAAAAATAATTGTAACTAACTTTGAAGATGGTGTAAATAAATATGTTAAAAAAGACTTAACACAAAATCAATTTAATAGCTTAGTATCTTTGGCTTATAATATAGGAGTAGGTAACTTTTCAAAATCTACACTTTTAAAATTAGTTAATATAAATCCAAACGATGCAAATATAGCTAAGCAGTTTTTAAGATGGAATAAAGCAGGCGGACAAGTTTTAAAAGGATTGACAAATAGAAGAATAAAAGAATCGGCTAACTATTTTACAAAATGAAAAAAGAAAACGATAAGCTTATAATATCGGCTATTTTAGCAATTATTATAATTATAGGATTTGCTAGTTGCGGAAGTAGAAAAGTAGAATCTAATAAAATAGATAAAATAATAACTATTGAAATTGAGGAAATAAAAAAAGATAGTTTATTTACAACTACTAAAAACAACATCTTTAAAACGGATGATGAAGAAACTGTTATTTATGAGCCAATTAATAATGACAAACCATTTGTTATTAACGGAATAAGCTACATAAACACACGTTTAATCAATCAAAAACGTAAATCTATATTAGTAGATACAACTGTAAAAAAAGAAGTTAAAACAGCCGTTTATAATAAACAAGAAACAAAGCAAGTGAAAGAAATAATTAAAGAAAAAAAGATAGATAAAAAGTCTAATTATTTTTCAATATTTTTAGTTTTATTATTGTTTATAGGTATTTATTTTGTAATTAAAAAGTATTTTACTAGGTTTTTATAATATTTTATTTAATTTTACGCAACTAAAATAATTAATTTATGAAAAATAAACTTAGAAGGTATCGACTTAGTGATTATCAAGCTTCAAATTTAGGCTTAGAATTAAAGAAAATTAATCGGTATAGCTTAACCGTAGAGCAAGAAGAAAAGCATTTAAATAGCTTTGCAAACCTAGAAAACACAACAAGGAAAAGTGTTTTAATAGATGCATTTAACAATCAAGACAATCTTAAACCTTTGCCAAAAAATATAAAGATAAGTAAAACAGGCAAACGTGTTTTAATTATTGGAGATTTGCACGAACCATTTTGTTTAAAAAATTATTTAGATCATTGTTTGAAAACTTATTATGATTATAATTGTGACACCGTTATATTTATAGGCGATGTGATAGATAATCATGCTTCAAGCTACCACGAAACAGACCCAGATGGTCACTCAGCAGGTCAAGAGCTTAAAATTGCAATTCACAACATTAAAAAATGGTACAAAGCATTTCCTAAAGCATTTGTAACTATTGGAAATCACGATCGTTTAATAATGCGAAAAGCTATGACAAGCGGGTTATCTAAAATGTGGATTAGAGATTATGCGGAAGTACTAGGTGTTATCGGATGGAAATTTGTAGAGTCTATAGAAATAGATGAAGTTCTTTATATTCATGGCGAAGGAGGAACTGCAAGGAATAGGGCAAGACGAGACTTGCAAAGCGTTGTGCAAGGACATTTACACACTCAATGCTATGTAGAATGGATTGTAGGGGCTAAATTTAAAATATTTGGTATGCAGGTAGGTTGTGGCGTTGATAATAAGGCATATGCAATGGCATACGGTAAGAATTACGCTAAACCTGCAATCGCTTGTGGCGTTATAGAAAATGGAATAACAGCTACTAATGTTATGATGGAATTGTAATTTTAGTAACGCATTAAATACCGTTAGTTTAAGTAAAATTAGGATTCATTTCTTAGATGAGAGTTAGAAAATATCTCACGGTAAACCCGCTAATTAAATTTGGTGGGTTTTTTATTGTCTTAAATTTTTGTTAAATTAATTAATAAAAGTATTGTTTAAATAACCTTATAAACTATCTTTGTAGAAACAAAAAGCTTTAATTATGGAACAATTGACAATTAATTACGAAGGTTTAGATTTTACGGTTTGGGGATATTATACAAAAGAGCATAGACCTATATCATATTATGAAAGACCCGAGGATGCAGATTTTGATATTAGAGAAGTATATTTATCAGATGACAACATTATTGAATTATTAAAAGAATATGTTGTAGATAAGCTTCAAGAATTAGCATTAGAACAATTAAAAAATAAATAATATGAGAGAAGTAGAAAAATTTTACGATTGGTTATTAAAGTGTAAAAATGTTTATTTAAGTGACAATAATAAAATTAATAATTCATTCTTAATAGTTTTAGAAAATGGAAAGCAATAGAGATGTTTTTTTAAAAATGACCGAGGAACACTATATGAATATTCCTTCGCTAACTAGAGAGATGTTTTTGACATCTAAAAGAATTGACAGCGATAGTTATGATTGGCAAGAAAATATGAAAGACGAGTTTTTCTCTAATCTTTACTATTTAAAAAAAGAAGCGGCAAAAAAGCTAGAAGAAAGACAGTACCAACTTAGAGAATTAAGAATTAAAAATAAATAGTTATGAAAAATATTATTATTGCATTGCTAAAAGCACAGAGAGAAATGGGTAACGCAACAAAAGACAATGTTAACCCTTTTTTTAAATCAAAATACGCAGATTTAAACAGCGTTAGAGAAGCTGTCACTCCTTTACTTAACGCTAATGGAATTGTAGTATTACAGCCTATGTGTACAATAGATGGAAGTGAATATGTAAAGACAGTTTTAATGCACGAAAGCGGAGAAGTTTTAGAGAGTTACACTAAAATTATTTGCAAGTCTCAAAACGATCCTCAGGCATACGGTAGCGGTGTTACTTATGCTAGAAGATATGGTTTGCAATCATTTATGAGCATTGGAGCAGATGACGACGATGGAAATAAAGCAAGTAAAGCAGAAGTTTTTAAGCCAACTAAAGAGCAAATATCTAATGAATTGTTAATTGCAAATGCTGAAAATTTAGAAAGTTTATCTAAAATATTTAAATCGTTTGACTTACAAGAACAGAAAAGATTAACTAAGTTTACAACTGAAAGAAAATTAGAATTAACAATTAAATAAATAAATTATGCTAGTTTTAAGTAAAAATTTAGAAGAAGGTATCGACGCAAGAGACATGAAAGATGGCGAAATTGCTGTTGTTGTTTCAGGAACTTACAAAAATATAATAGTTCAAAGGTATGAAGATATTTTAATTTCATTAGGAAATGAAAGCGGTAATTCTTACTCCTTTATTTTAAATCGTAGTCGTTGCGAAGAAGGAAAGATGTTTGTAAGAGTCTTACACAAAGGAGAAACATTAACAATTAAATAATTAAATTATGGACATTTTAGGTAAAGTTATCTTATTAGGAGAAACAATCACAGTAGGAAGTGCTGGAACATTTAAAAAACGAACTATAGTAGTTGAGACAAGCGAACAATATGCACAGAGTATTCCTATAGATTTTGTGCAGGATAAATGTAATATCCTTAACGCTTATAAAGTAGGAGACAACGTATAGATAGGAATAAAAATTAGGGGTAACAAATATAACGGAAAATACTACGTATCTTTAAATGGATGGAACATAAATAAGACAGATAAATCAAGTACAACAGTAAAATATACGGAAGTAGTTGATGAATTAACTGATTTGCCATTTTAAAAATAAAAAAAAATTGAAGTATAACAAAGAGCAAAAGTATATTTTAAAACTTACAGGAGGTCAATCATTTAGAGGTGGATTTCCAAAAAACACACCTACATTTGTAATAAAAGATGGTTTTAAAATAATAGAAAGTAAAATGAACAATTTAATAAATAATAAAATGAAGTAGTGTTAAAAAGCCTTTCAATACATAAAGGCTGGGTCAGAGGTGCAAACAGATAATTTTTATTTTAATTATTGAGATTTTTACGAATTAAATTATCGGGTTATAGGTTTCGAATACCATTGCATCACTAAAATTAAAATTATGATAGACGAATATAAAGTTAAACTAGGAGATGTTTACAAAATTGGTTATAATAAAAAGATAATTGTTACAGAACATAATTGGTTTTCTATAAACTATAAACAATTAGAAAGATTACCTTTAGATAATTTAGTTTTAATGTCTTTTGGTTTTAAGCAATCTTTAGATTTGTTAACTTATATTTTAAATGATTTTGAAATTATCACAAACGAGTTTAGATTTAAAGATTTAAATTACCAAAAAATTAACAATATTTATTATAATAATGGTTTTGAATTTAAAGTTATAAATCAATTCTTTTATAAAAACGAGTTAATGTCTCCTGTTATTTTTGCTGATGAATTGCAAAGCATTTATTTTATGCTTACTAAAAAAAAATTAAAATATAAATTATGATTCCATTATACTACTGCAAAGTTTGTAACGAAAAATACGGGTACAAGCAAAATTCAATTAATTGCTGCTTACCAAAATGGATTAAATTAAAGGAGCTTTATGAGCCAACTATAGCTCAGTACCAAAAAAGTTATTACGAGCGTAAAAGCGAAGTTATTAAGGCTCAAAGCGCAATTAATTATAGTAAAAGTAAATTAAAATAAAAAATTATGATTAAAGAAATTAAATTAACAAAAAGTGATGAAGAAAATCTTTTTATAAATATTAAAAACGAAATTATTTTAAAACTACAACATATTAAATATACAGGACACCTTGATGACTTAGGAAATGAAATAGGAATGGCTGTATCTAACCATATTTGTCAAAAAGAAAAATCATTAAATATATTTGGTTTTGATAAAGAATCTTTTATTGATGGGTTTAAGCATGGTTCTTCATTAAAAGATGGAACTCATTAAAATATTAATAAAAATAAAAGTTTAAAAAATACTTTTAATTAATAAAATAGTTGTATATTTGAAATCAGATACTATCTATGGTGGATTTAGTATCATATAAGATTTATAATTGTTAACCTTAATAGGAGTAGAGCCACCATCTCGAAACTATTAAGGTTTTTTTATTTTATAAAATTATGGCAAAAGAACTTCCTTATTTTAAATTTGAACCTGCACAATGGGAAAGTGGAAACATTCAAATTTGTTCTCACCAAGAAAAAGGTGTATTTTTAGATTTATGCTCTTTATATTGGTTAAGACTTGGAGATTTACCATATAAATTAGCTATTCAAAAAGTATGCGGTGGCAATGCGGTCGAATTAGATTCGCTTTACGCAGAAAAAATATTTGATATAATAGATGATAGTATTTTTATAAGTTTTCTTTCAGAACAGTTAGAAGAGTTTGAAGATGTAAGTAAAAAAAACAGTAAAAACGCAAAAGAAGGATGGGAAAAGCGTCGTAAACAAAGAGATAAAAGCGAGCGCAATGCGACCGCATTAAATTCGCAATGCGAAAGTGATGCCATAAGAGAAGATAACATAATAGAAGATAAGATAAATAACAACCTGTTGGTTGATTGGGTGGCACTTTTAAAATTCTTTAATGATGTAACAGGAAGAAACTTTAAAGTTGTAACCGTGAAAGCTAAAAAACAAATAAAAGACAGATTAAAAGAGGGATATGTAAAAGCTGATATTATAAATGCTATTAATAATTGCTTCTTAGATAAATATCATCAAGAAAATCCTCACTTCTTAACTCTTGAATTTATAAGCCGAAGTGATAAAATGGAGAAGTACGCAACTGATGCTTTAAAAACTAAAACAACAAAAAAATAATATAAATATTAACAATTAAATTATAAAATATGAAAAAATTTAGATTTATTTTAGCTTTATTATTTATTACAGAAGTAATAGTAGGAATCATGCATATTGTTATAGGAGTTTTTTTAAAAGAGACTTACCCGTTGATAATGTATATAATTATGCCTTTAGCTATTCTAGCTTGTGTTTTATTAACCTTTATTTTTTCCTATTCTTGATTGGATAATCAGGGGTTAAGCTTAGTGATAACGTTATGCGGCTTTGTGATGTTGCCGAAACAAACACACCTAAACCTTTAAATTTAAGACAAATGATTGAATATAAAAACAATAACAAAGATAACTACAAAGACGGCAATATAATCAAAACCGCTGTTATGGTTAGTTCTTTATTTGACAAAAATGGTAAATGTATAAACGACAAAGAAACTTACTTTGATCAAAAAGGTGATTTGATAGAATGGATTTTAATATCTAATGATTACGATAAATTCCCTGTTAAAAGTGATATTGTAAAAATGCATTATGCAGAAAATTACGCTGAAGAAACTCACGGAAATTATTGTGCAAGAACGTTATTTTACCGTGGGTATTAGAATTGACCATAACGTTTTGCGTGTATAGTAAGTAGCGGATTAGAAATCCAAAACTTTCAGCAAGCAAAGAACTTAATTATAAACTAAACCCGCTTTTTTGCCAAACAATTGTTATGTGATTAAAGGGTTATTAAAAATTAAAATTATGAGTGGAGGTGCATTTGATTATTCTCAGTATAAGATACGAGAAATTCACGAAGAAATACAACAAGAACTTGATAAGCAAGGTAAGGAAAAATTAAAACAAGATTTAAAATATTTACCTGATGGATATTTAGAAAAATACCCAGAAGATAGATTTGAACTCACCTACAGAGAAGATGTGCAAATAATATTTAAAGAAGCAATTGAAGCACTTAAAAAAGCTGAAATTTATGCCCAAAGAATTGATTGGTATCTGTCTGGAGATGATGGAGAAGATTCTTTAGTATCGAGGTTAAAAGATGAATTGCAAAACTTGAAGTAGTTTATCACATAACATCCGTATAGGCGCAGTTTTAATTTCGCCTATACCTTGTTAAAAATAAAAAATAATTAACTAAAAAACTATAACAGATGAGTTGGAAACTAGAAAATAATACTAAACGCATATACAACGTTTTTAAGCGTTCAAAATCTCAAATCTATAGTGAAGATATAGAAGCGTTAAAAGAGGTCTTAAATCACGTAAATGAAGGTAATAAAGCATTAGTAAACGATAATTTACTTTTTGCAAAACTATTATCTATTCATTTAAGGCAAAATTTAAACTATTATGGTTCGATAGGCGGTGCAATAGCTGCAACAAAAGAATTATTAAAAGAGCCTTTAAATAATAACTTAGAAATGCTTAGAATTGATTTAAACTCTGTAGATTTACAGAATTATTTTAAAAGCATTGGAATTGTAGATGAATTTACAACTGAGCAAAGATTAAATAATAATTATTTACTTAGCGAAAATCAAAAGGAAATAGTAGATAAATGCAAAAAAAATTGGACTATTGAAAAAGTAGAAAAATCATTGATTAATAGCGTAAATGATTTTTTAAAGGATGTAGACAATTATAAGTAAC